TTCTTTTCACTTGATGTAGAGGGGTTTGAAATCGAGGTTCTTAAAGGATTAGATTTTAACCGTTATAAACCAAAATATATTTTGTTTGAGGAACATTGGGGTAATAATCACGATGGAACCGGGAAATATTACAGTGAAAATTATATTAGCTTTCTTACAACTAGAGGGTATCAATTAGTTCATAAGTTTACCGATTCACACCTTCTCTATAAGCATGATGTATAATGAATATCTTTGATATTATAGATGGAATTGCTTTTAGTAAAAAGACTAATTTAATCGATTGTCCAGAAGCAGAAAAAGAATTTTCATTATACCTCGTAAATAGGTGGTTGTCTATGCTTGATCCAATTGCGGCCAAAGTTGTTAATTTAACATCTAATAGAAATTTAAAACAATTTCCCACTGTACAAGATCAGTATAAATTACTTGTTAATGTCTTGCCAAAATTTAATAAGCAAAGAATTAATTATATTAAGAAGCCAAAACTTTCAAAAGACTCTTGATTTTAACATAGTTCACTAATAAGTGACCATATATGGCAAATGTTGATCAACTTGGACCGGTACAGAAAAGTTTAATAGATCTTAGCTCACATTCTAGAAATTCACTTAATAGTGTATTTGTTGGGTACAATCTTTCGAAGTTACTCGATGACATCTTGTTAGTAGAGTTTGTAGATGAAGGTGGTACTTCTAATACAATTGTTAGAAATGGAATTGTAGTACCTGTAAACGCTGAGACTAACGCATGGAGAATAGGTAAAGTAATCTTAAGAGGTGATAGCTGTAAACTAGTTAAAGAAGGTGATTATGTTTGTTTCCCTAATAATATGGGTGTTCCTATTGCTAATATTGAAGTTGAAAATCATGGAAAATTAAGCCACGGAATATTTTTAAACGAACAAAGAATATTCGGTGTCGTACAACCAAGAAAAGAAAATGTTAGTGTCCCTAGCAAGCCTGAAAAGCGTACTTCAAAACAACGTCTGTGAAATAAAGTTTGCCCGGCGTCGCCCTCGCCCCGGTAAACCAATGACACGTCGAATGCTCTGTACTAACGCACAATCCATTTTAAATAGTGTTGATGGTAGGGTGACACTTAATTATAAACCTGCAGTTAAGGGAACCAGATATAGTCCGGATCAAAAAAATCTTGTTATTGTTTGGGATATATTTATGCAAGATTATAGATGTGTAAATTGCGATAGTTGTGACCTTATAACAAGTATACCTGCTGGGCCCGCTTTTTGGAAATATTTTAGGGAAAACTTAGCAAAAATGACTACACCTCAAAAGATTACTTACATGGATTCATAATATGTACGTAGAAAAATTAGAAAAATCTATTAATACGTTTTTACAGCAAAAGATATCTTTTTCTGTAAACAATAAATCTATCAAAACTGGTAAGTTAATTTTGTTTTGCATAAAGGACTTTTATTTGATTTTTACAATAATGGTAAACCAAACAAAAAAAGTTTTTGAAGTACCGTATCCGTATAATTTTTTTATAGGGTCAAAGAAAATAGTATTTGATTATTCAGTTGATAGTCTTTGTAATGAAGACAGAAAAATATTAGAATATGCAAAATTTCTTATCCCCAAAAAACCAGGTAAGTATTTTAATACAAGAGCAGAGATTATTGTAGTTGAAGATCAAATTTAATAAGTAAATAGAGTATGATTATTAACTGTGAAGTCGTTCTAGATAAAAAGAAGTCTTCCAATAAGTTATATTTTGACAAAAAGTTAAAACAATTTAGTAATGCAGTCAAAAGGTGTGGTATATTAGAAGAAGTTAAATTACTTAGATCATATTTAAAACCATCAGCAAAAAGAAAGCTAGCATCAAAGATTAGTTATAATAAGTGGAAGTATTATTGAAGTAGTTTGTCGGATACACTACTAAATAAGATATATGAAGCTTCCTACTCATTATTTTGAGATAAAGGACCTCTTAATACAGTTTTTGGCCGCATTTGATGATGTGGTTATTAAGAGGTATAACAAAAATAGGGTTGCTGAAGCCTCTCAACAAGTAAGATACATTTATGCTCCAAAACAAAGAGTTTTATTTGATTTAATTAACCCTGGACAAAACTTAACTTTACCTGTGGTGAGTGTTACTATAGGTAGTATAACTCGAGATAATAATAGAGTTTTCAATAAAAATGCAGGGTTTTTTGCACCCGGTACACCTTCAGAGTCTACTCCTAGTCAAGCAACATTTTTTTACAAAGCACCTGTACCTATCAATATTGATGTTAAGATGAGTATTATTACTAGATATCAATCAGATATGGATCAGATATTAAGTAATTTTGTACCGTTCAACAACCCGTATATTATCTTAAGCTGGACAGTGCCTAAGGATTTTAATTTACCTTATACACAAGAAATAAGAAGTGAGGTTCTATGGAATGGCTCAATTAATTTAAATTATCCAACAGATATTAATGCAAATCAAAAAGCTCAAATTATTGCCGATACTGCTTTTACTATTAAAGGTTGGATGTTCCCAGATCCTCAAGCACCAGTAAAAAATATATTTAAAATTGATACTCAACTTACTGCAGTTAGTACTGGTACATCTCTTGATTATGGTAGCTATACCTTTCTTAAGACTCAAGTTATTACTAATACTGATCCAGCTCTTTCCGCTTTTTCAAACACTGAAACTGTTACTGTATCAGGACGTCCTCAGATTACAGAGATTAAACTTTATACCCCACTCGGAGAACCATAATGCCTAATATAACAGTTAAGGTAGGTACATCCGGTAAGCAAATATATCTCTATGGTGATATGTTTAATTATAGAACTGATGCTGGGCTTTATTTAAGTTCTAATAAGTTTGACGGAAAACAAAAATCATATAATTTTTATAGTGGTGTAAGAAGTACGAGTGCAGGTAACCCACCATTTAGCGCATACCCAATTTTTGACTTTACTGTACATACAAATAATGTTATGTCTTTTACACTACCAACATTTTATAAACCTCAATTATTAGAAATTATTTTTGCAAACGATGCAGGGTATCAAAAAGCTTCCGAGGCTAAAAGATTTGATTATATAGAAATAGTCTATTAAAATAGTGGAAATAAAACAGTAGATATATAAGTAGTATTATGACAGATACTAATAAAAATTTGACACCGCGTGAAAAAGAACTTGTTGAAGCTAAGAGTAAGATTGAAGAGCTTCTAAACCAATATAAGGCTGCCTTAGTACCTGTAACATTAATCAGTGGTACACGTATTCTCAGTCGTGTTGATATTGTTCCTAATGAAGCGGTTGAAAATAATTCTTCAGAATCGTAAATAAAGATTTATTTAGTTTAATACCTTCTTTTACGGTAAAATAAACTAAATAATTCTATGGCTTACCGTTCTTTTGCCGATTTCTCTCGGACTACACCTCTTCCCTCAGATTATCTAGTTGGTTACAGACCATTTCAGGGAGAGTTTCAGGTTGATTTTTATGCCATATCAAACCTTTTAAGCGGTGGCTTGTGGAGCACTCCAAATGTTTTATATGTAACGGTTAGCGGTTCGGATGGAAATGTGGGTACTGCAGAGAATTACCCTTTCAAGACAATTAAAAGAGCGTGTCAATACGCTGCACAAAACCCTCAACGCCAATGGACTATTTTTGTAAAGACCGGTAATTATTATGAATTAAACCCAATTTACGTCCCTCAACGTACTTCTATTATAGGTGATAATTTAAGACGTACGAGTGTATTTCCCAGAAACTCTGCATTAGATTTATTCTGGGTTACTAATGCAGATTATATATGGGGATTTACATTTAGAGGGCATAAGCGACCAGCCGCGGCTGTAGCATTTCCACATTTAAACGCTGCAGAACAAGATTACCAGGTAGCTTTTCAAACCCCGGGGTATATAGTTTCTCCACCTACAGGTAACAAACATGTCGTTGGTCACCCGCTTTATATTTTTACTAGTCCATATGTACAGGGGTGTAGCTCTATAACCCAATCAACTGCCCCAGGCATGGATGATGCTGGAGCAGGTATGAGGGTAGACGGGGATAGGGTAGGAGGGTTTTTGAGAAGTATGGTTCTTGATTCCTATACCCAGTTTAATGAAGGAGGAGATGGTATTATAGTACAAAATAATGGGTATGCGCAGTTGGTAAGTATCTTTACAATTGGAGGTACAACCGCGGTAATGGTAAGCGCTGGTGGTCAATGTGACATTAATACATCAAATGCATCTTTCGGCTTGTCAGGTTTGGTTGCTTTTGGTAAATCTAACTCACCCATGTTAACGGGTACTTTAATAAGAGATGTTTCTGCAGGTCAAAATAGTTTTCTCGTTAAAGATATTTTTCCCACAGTATTAGCAAGATACCCAGCAGAATTAATGGTTTTTGATTGTGCAGGAGAACAACAAAAAACTTTACATACCTTGGTGTCTGCTTTAAGATCGGAAGAGCGTCGTGTAGGGAAAGAGTGTCTTCGCCTGTG